AACAAGTCGACCTGATAGTCGAATAAGTCAAACTTAACACGACCCTTAGTAGGGTGCTGGATGTACATATGCGTCTTGATAAAGTATATCGGATCTGCTGCACTCTTTGTGATTTCTTCAATCATCTCGGGCGTATAAGTTTCCGATGTATAGGGACGCTTTACTAATTCAAATTCTGATGCCATATATTGTATTTACAAAGACAACAAAAGGGGTCAAAACCCCTTTTTGCTGTTTGCAACATTGTGTTTACTCTGCTGCTTTAAATTTTGCGTATGATTCGCTGATGCTTTCATATGTTAGTGGATTGTCGCCACTAGCTGCTGTACCGCGATAGCCGTGTTTGCTCTTACCTTGACCTGGCGCACCGAAGTCTGTAATGTCACCGTGTACACGTGGGCTGCGTTCCTTAGTCGAGTCAGGGGTATTTTCAAACTCTTCTTCTACTTCCATTTCGCAGTCGCCTTCTGCTTCTACTTGATGTGGTTCGTCGATAGCAACTACTTCGTGACTAACAACTTGCTGGCCACTTAACTGCATAATCTTCAATACATCTTCGGGGTCTGTAGTCTGCATTGTGATTACTTTAGTAGGTGTCTGAATTGTTAATTGAAAAACTTGTTCCATTTTATTTTCCCTTTCCTATCTTCATTGGATCAGGGATAGCGTTGCGACCGCTGATCGGACTTGTCTTGCCGTCTTCTGTTGGCATAGGACTTGGTTTGATTTCTGTCTTTTTAGCAAAAGTCATTTTACGAGTTTGCTTACGGATTTCTTTAATGAAATCTGCTGTAGGCTTGTTGCCGTATACTGTTTGCTTTTCTTGTTTAACTTCGCTGTACTTAGGATCTTCTAAACGAGCTTTATACTCTTGCTTATCGTCCTCTGCTGCTTCCATAGCTTCTTGTTCTACTTCGCTAGGTTCGCCGGCTACACGTACACGAATTTGTGATTCGGAAATTCCTAAAATCTTGCATAGCTCTGATTGCAGTGCAAAGCTACTCACTGGTAGCGCACAGCAAGCGTCGATGATATAAATCTCGTAACCTTTAAGGTCAGGAAAGTCAATCGGTGTGCTTTGCAGCATTGTCTTTTGCGGTGCACTTACTTTTTGTGCATCGTACTTAGTTAAGTGACGTTCTAGTTTGTCTAGTTGTTCCTTCTCAGGTTCAAACGCAAACTTAATGCGGACGTCAACTTCTTTTTTGTTCTGTTCGATATATTCTAGTAGGGTCTTTGTCATATCAGGATCCTTTTATAAGTTTATTTATCCTTATTGGAGACTTGCTTGATGATTTCCTTGAGCAAGCTGTTCCTGTCAGTTACTATTACACCCTCAGTTTCTACAACTTCGCCGTTACCTAAACGTGCATCTCCAGTTTCTGTAGGCTTTTCTAGTTGCTTAACTTTTAAGTCTAGGTTTGCTTTTTTAAGTTGCAAATCAATCATTTTTAGCTTTTTGTCCAATTTAGCTGTTTTAGCTGTAATTGCCGCACTCATCATCTTACTAGCAACGTCAAATATAGCCCCGGCATTTCTGTCGTCTACATTCATACCTAAGTCAACTAGTCTATCGTATGTGTCCATTGCCTTACGTGCATACTCGTCAAAGTCTGCATCGTCTGCTTCCATTCCGCGAACTTGCGGAAGTGCTCGATCTATTTTGTCAGCAGTCTGTAGCACTTGCTCTGCTTGTTCGTTATCTAGCTCGACAGGTAACGGAGCAGGGTTAATGTCTTCTTGCTCTACTGAATCCAAATTGAATAGCTCTTCTAACTTTTTTGTCATTTTCGTTTGCCCATCCTGTTGTAGATATCTTCCTCGGTTACTACTCTAAAAATAGCACCGTGTTTTTTACACCAGGCTTTAGCGGCTTCCCATTTAGCCATATTTAACACTACGGCCGCCTTTTGTTGTTGACTCTTAGCTTCTTCTAATCTAGCCTGATTGCGGGGCTTGATTTCGATAATTTCTGTTATCTTTTTACCATTCTTGTCTTGATACATAATCAAAAAGTCCGGCACATAAAACGTATCCCTGCCTGTAAAAGGATTACGATATGGTATACGCAAACATTCGCTACCCCAATTGATTATGCCTGGATGATTGTCGCAGAAGCGCATAAACGTCATTTCCCACGAGCTTCTGTAATTAGGTGCGTGATGACCTACATATTTCTCAGGGTTTTGTACTACATAGGTGCCCTGGCTGTACTTGGCCATTAGTTAATTTCCCTAGAAACTAGATTAGGAGTTTGTTTGATTGTTTCGACACCTAGCTTAGATCCGTCAGGGCGCATAACATTTAATTGTTCCAGCACTTCTTTGCTTAGGTTAATACCAGAACGAGTGATATTAGATAGTATAGACTTGTAGCTTTTACCTGTACTAGCAGCTAACACTAAAATGTTAAATCCTAGAGTTTCTGCCACTTCTCTGTTAAGGCCTTTGCCTAGCAATTCGCCTACTACAATGTCGTAGTGTTGCTTGTTAATAGGTTGCGTCATAACCAACCTCCGCCTAAACGTTTAATATCAAAGCCTTTAATGTATTTGTCTAGAGCACTCTTAGCAGCAGGGAATTGGTTAACCATCCCTGATATTGCCTTAACTTTGTAACCTGTTTGTGCTATCTTGCCTAAAGGACCCTTAGAATATTTCTGCATACCAGGTAATTGTGTAATTGCGCCTGCAACTGCAAATACACTAGAAGCTGCACCTACTGCTTTACCTATTGCAGCACCTGCAGGGCTTTTAGGATTAATAATACCACCTAATGTACTACCGTTAATTGCTGTACCAGCTGGAATAGAACCACCTGGCTTCTGGAAAACTTCTGCTAACACTGCATTAGGGTTTTGTGCCGATCGTATTGCGTTGTTTACAGAGTTTGTATTAGGGCCGCTGACTACATCGCCGCCAGCATCAAATCCTTCACCCGGGTTAGGTCCAGCAGAATAGGGTGCAGGATTATACAGTGCTGCAACCGCAGCTTCGGAATAGTCTGGATGAACTTGGCTATCTAAGAACTCGATACCTTCAGGTTGAACAATAATAGTCCATTTAACTATGCCCGATTGTTGCGTGTAATCTAAAGTGTCGCGGGATACGCTAGATATCTTAGGGTTTAATAACCTAACTGGAGTTACGTTTCCGCCGTATTCCTGATTGATTTGAATGTAGCTTATAACATTATCCTCGCCGGATACTGCATCAACTGCTGCAATACCGTAGTTATTTTTTATTTCAGGGATCAATAGATCTCTATCTTTTATTGCACTGACACCGTCTGCGTTAAAGTTATCGCTAACTAGACTCATATAGGATGTTATGAAATTCCTAAAGAATCCGTCTACTGTATCGAAGAAAGTTAATGTTACTTGCTTGTAGGAGATGGTAGTGTTAACTACACGTTTCCTGTTATATTGATTAATTAGAACTTGTTCAACATCCCAACCAGGTAAATCTACTGACTGGGCTGTATATACAAGATTTTCTGCTAAGTCTTGCTGACTTATATTAAGTTGCTCAACTGCTGTAGGGGTTAGATTAAAACTAACCGTCCATTGGAACTTAGTAAAGGGAACCTTTGTAAAATAAGTTCCCTTTACATAATAGTTACTAGCGTGGTTGTTAAACCCGATAATGCCAGCCACAAGCTACCCCTTAATTAGTTAGGGTTAGTTGCAGTATCACCAGCTGATAGTGCACGTAGAGCAGGACCGCCGCCTAGGTCACCTAGTAAGCCTGGTAAGCTAGATTCTGGCATATCACCGATATGGTAGTCTGCGTTATCATATGCAATAGTCATACTAATTGTAACTGCGTCGCTTGTACCGTAGTTCATTTCGTTGTAGTTAACGCTAGTTAACCAGCAACCTGCTAAACTCCAAGTGTCTAGGACTTGAACAGTATCGTTGCCGCCGTCCAGAGTTTGAATAACCATACCGAACTTGTAGTTAGTACCTGCTGTTGCACTGCTTTGGCCAGCGTGGTCCATTTGGCGGCCCATCTGTGCAGAAATAACACGAGCAACAGTGTTGCTAATGTCATCACGTACAACTAAGTTGATATCTTGCCAAGTACTCTTACCTGCTAGTTTGATTTTACTGTTATAAACGTCGATAGTTGTAGTTTCTGTTTGTAGACTTGGACGGCCAACACTTACAACTTGACTTGTTAGTGTACCTAGTGCTGGGATAACTTCACCAGCGAAGCCTAAAAACTTAACTCGGAATCTGTAGCCTAATTTAGGCATTAGAACAGGCATCTCGCCGCCTGGTACCCCGAATTTAGATAATTGTGCCATATTGTTCTTCTCCTAATGGAATTGTATCAACTATTTAGCCAATTGCCGGCGAAATAATTAAGTACATATAGAAAAAGCTCGGATCTCTCCGAGCTTTTCGTGTTTTACAAGCTAACTTCTAATTAACTTAGTGCGCCTGTGTTAACAATACGGATTGGAATGTAGATGAATTCAGCCGCTTTGACTGGCTCAATCGCTACGTCGATCCATAGTTCGTTAGCATCAATACGTGCAGGTGTGTTGTTTGTCTCGTCGCAAACTACAACGAAATCATATACACCACGCTTCTGCATAATATCGCCTAAGAAGCGATCGAATAATGCCTTAACGTTGCTACGTGTGTTTAGATCGTTCGGTTCGAAGATGAACGGACGAGCTAACGGATCGAATTGTTCACGTAAGTAAGCAATTAAGCGAGCTACGTTTACACGGTCTAGTGCACTAGCGATTGGGCTTAGTGTCTTCTGACCCCATACAACTAGGCCTTGGCCTGGGAAGTTAACTAGTGGGTTAACCTTGTTAGCGTATAGTGTGTCACGTTGACCCGCATTTAGTGCTAGAGGTTGGAATTCACCTTCTGCTGTTACATAACCAAAGTTGGTTGCGTTAGTTACAACACCACGAGTTAAACCAGCTGGAGCAAACCAAGGATAGCTTACGTTGTCGTTGTATGCGTATGTGCGTAGAACTACGTGACTTGCAGGAGCAACTACGTCTGTACCGTCTAGGTTAGTAGTTAGTACGCTTGGGTAGTATACTGCTGCTTCGCTTGACTTAGTTACTAGTCCATCTTCGCCGTTTGAACCTGCGTTAACGCCAGTTACCCAGTCAATTAAACCTTGTGCATCTGGTGCTAGGCGTACTGGTGTATCGACAATAACGAACGCTGTTTCTTTACGGTCGACGTTTAGAGTTAGCATCTCGTCTGCTAATTCTGGATAACCAGGAGCAGCAATTAAGCTGAACTTGATTGTTTCTTCGCGTAGACGATCGCTAGCTGCTACTGCTGCTTGCATAGCTGTAACAATAACTTGACGTACTGCTTTACGGCCTGCATACATTGCGCCTGCTTTAGGGCCGCTAGCATAGTTGCCGCTGATTGTGTGCCATAGGCCATCTGCTGCACTGTACTGCTTAACGTTGTATGTGCTTACCATACTATTCCATAGAAGCATACCGTCTGGGTGCACTAATGGATCAGGAGTGTCAATTTCGTCCCAAGGTGTAGCACCACCTGCATTGCTTGAATCGCCAGCTGTTGCTGTTAGGTCAGCAAATACTACACCGTTAGGAGTTGTCTGGTCTGCTGTATTGCGTAGGACCCACTCGCTACCGCTGTAACGCTTGATAACTGGATAGTTGTCTAAGTCATTTGTGTCAACCCAAATATCGCCAACTGTTGCGGTGTCAGGTTGTTCGGTGTCGATTGTAACTTGACCAGTAACTGGCATCCACTTGCCGTTGTTCTTGTAATAAATGTCTGCTACTAGTTCAGTGTTGTACCATAGTGCGCCATCTGGAGTTACGCCAACCGGTGCCACTGCTGCTGCATCATAGCTTAATACGCTCCACATAGAACCATCAAAACGGCGTAGAACGAAGTTAGCTGTGTTAGCTGTAAACTTAGCATATACATCGCCTGCGCTTAGTGTTGCACCAAATGCACCTTCTGCTGCTGCGTCGCTGTCGTATGCCGCTACGTTTAATTGTACCCACTGGCCTGCGCTTGCACTGTACTTCTTAACAACTGGAGCAAAACCGCTGTTAGGAGTTGTTGTCTTGAACCATACATCGCCTGTGTTTGCTGGACTTGGGTAGTTATAGTGAGGTTGTGCAAATACTGTTTTGCTTAGGCTTGCGCTTGTAACTGGAACCCAGTTACCTACTACTTTCTTGAAGTATGTATTGTTTGTTGTTAGTGTAACAACTGCATAGTCACCGTTTGAACCGATTGAACTTAGTGGGATGTTCATTGCATCTACTTGAGCAGGATCGCTAACTACTGTAACTGCTTTCTGTACCCAAGTTGTGCCGTCTGCTTCGAATAGACCGAATACTGTGCTAGCTGTATCTAACCAGTGCTGACCGTTTGCTGGTGCGCCAGCTGGTGCTGTTGCACGTGCTTCTAGTGCTGCTAGGTCGATATCTGCACGGATTACGTATGCACGATTTGCTAGGCCTAAGAAGCTGTGTGCTGCTAATAGACCATATTCGTTTAATTCGTCACCGTGTTGTGGTGTACCGTTTAATGTTTTGAAAACTGGAGCGCCGAATAGCTGTGCTAGCTCACGCTGACTTGTTAATAAAACTGGCTTGCCCGCTGTTGCCTTTGTTGTATAGCTTGCAATGCTTGTGCCGCCAGGAACTGTTTTGTCCTGTGCTGTTGCAAGAATAACTAAAGGTACAGTACCGTTGCCGCCTGATGCGTATGCGCTTTCGTCAACTACGCTGACTGCTACGCCTGGACTTACTAATGTTGGCATTGTTTTTTCCTTATTCTGAACCGACTGTCTCTATTCGGTGTTGAAAATATTTATCGGTAGATAAGGAAAACCGGGCTGATTAGCCCGGTGCTATTTAGCAAAAACTTTAAAAAAGTTAAAACGCCTGCATCTTATACTGTTTCGGCTGTAACTAGCATCTCAATGTTTTCGTATAAGTCTTCAATTGAGCTGTCGTTGTCTAGAACACAATCAAACTTTGAGCCTACCCAGCTATATTCACTAGCGTGAACTTCGGGAAAAGCTGTTGCCATATGATTAAAGCCCGTTATATTGGACTCTGCTGCTACATCAAACCATTCTGGATCTGGACCGCGTTTAATGCGAATTACTTTGCCGCCCTGATTACGAATAGCTTTGATTTCATTAGGAAAGCGAACATCACTGATAACAATGTTATCTTGTGTTTTGCGAATCTTGTTTTCTAGGCTGGCAATCCAGATATCATCGTGGAAGTTCATCCTACACACTTCAGTACCCCATTGTTGTAGGACCCATCGCGGAGTAATATCCATACCTAGTCGTTCGCTCCACCAATCATCACGTTCTTCTCGCCAGGCCCTAGCTTGCTTCGTTTTGCCTTCTAGTAGAACACGATCCCAACCGAATACGGCTGCTACTGCGTCTTTAAGAGTTCCTGCAAAGCTGTCTCGTCTAAAACCGTGAAAGTTAACCAAATAATCTGCGGCAGTATCTTTACCGCTGCCTATCAAACCTACAAAACCTATTACTTGTGGCATTTTATTTCCTTATGAGTTTAATAATCCAGTACCCTGTGTCTAGTTGGTACCAGGCTTTTGAAAAATTAACACTGTATGACTCGTGGTGATTTTTGTGTAAGCAGCTACCGCCAAATACAGGACTTAGTAATGCAGAGTTATAAACCTTTCCCGTAGGCGAATGGAACAAACAATTCAAGCTAGTTTCCATTAAAAATACAGTGAACATAGCTAGTGCAATACTTGCACACACTACAGGGCTCAAAAAATAAGCAATTACTAGAGTTACATACGGTAGTATAAAAGATAATTTTTCTATAGTCAACGTAACATTGTCCTTATACAAGTCTTTAACGCTGGCTAACATTTTAGGTGTAACATCAAATGTGTA